AGCTCCAGAACAATTCGGAACATGGCATCATCGCCGCGAGTGATGTAGATGCAGTCTTTCTCAATCTGAAGCATCGTTTTTCCTCCTAATGCACAGCGCCCACAGGATTTCTCCCATGAGCGCCGTGCGCGTTATCAGGCTGCAGTAATGGTCGGCTCGTAGACCGTCTCGAGGAAGGTCGCGGCCTTCTCGCTGGTAAAGCCATTCTCGCCTTCGTCGGCGACCGCCTGATAACGACCGTCGTGGGTACGCTTGATGGCGGTGAATTCGACGTTGCCGGTCTGGCGGGTCACGGTATCGCCTTCCTTGGTCTGGTAGGTTTCGGTGACAGGCTTGGCACGCACTTTGTACAGCCACACATAACGGTACTTGCCGTTGCTCTTTTCGCTCTTGAAGCCTACCGCAAAATAAGGCGGCTTGTCAGATGCGGAGCGGATCAGGACACCGTTATCGTCGATGGTGTTGTTCAGGAGCATTTCCTGAATAGCCAGCGGAAGGTCGGCCAGCTTCAGGGAGAAACTCAGCTCCGGGTCGGGATACAGCACGTCGAATTCCACGTCATCCGCGTACTGGACATCGGGATCGGCGTTTTCAGGGGTAACGGACGCTTCAATCGCGCCCGCGACCGCCTGCACAGCGCCATAAGTGCATTCCGCTTCGGTATCTGCCGTCAGCGGCGCAATGACCACGTTTTTAAGACCGATGGTCGAGGAAACCGTGGGAGAAGCAGTAACAGCCATAGGTTTTTACCTCCATATCATTTCTTCAGTTCGTTGAGCAATCCGTCCCGGATGATGCCGTAGGCTTCGTCCTGCCGGGTATCATAGGCGGGGCGGATATAGGGATGAGCGGGCGCAGGCCCGGGGCCGCCGTGGCCATACTCGACATAGGCGGGATAGTAATCCTCTTCATTCCAATCCTTGCGGTGGACGCCTATGGTGATATGCTGACCACCCTTGCGGCGGCGCTTCACCTTGCCTACATGGAGTGCGCCATGCAGCTTACCCTCGATCTTCTTGGGATCGCTGCTGGCGTTGACCTTCATCTGCTGATGGATGGGCTGGGCGGCAGCGGTAAGGATACGCTTTGCAGTGGGTGCGCCCTCGTCGTTGGTGTTGAGCCGGTTGGCCATTTTTTCGATCTGGCCTGCCAGCTCGGCAAAGCCATCTGTGTTCATGGGCATTAGACCAGCTCCCTCAAGCACCATGTCCACTGCACGGTATACTGGCCGGTGGCGGTATCGTAGGCGGGTTGGTTATAGCCCCGATCCGATTCCTCCACCATGCCAAAGCCTGCAGCGTACATGGCGCTGCGGATTTTGTAGCGCATCTCTGTGGGATCAATGCCCGACCAGAGATTCAGATAGATGTAGGTGCGATAGAGCGACGGATGATCGTCCTCATGCGCTGCCTCAGTGGTTGTGGTGGAATACACCACATACTGATCCGGAGGGTTCTGCTGCATGGAGGTCGCCCGCCAGACACCGGCATACACCGGAATGCCGATGTCCTTGAGTGCTTCCTGTACCTGTTTCATCCGCTCACACCCTTTGCACGGGAAGCCTTCAGGCCGAGATATGCCTTGGTGAAAGCGTACTCGCCCAGTGTGGAGATTTCCCATTTCTCGCCGTTGAACAGCACCCACATGCCCGGTTTTACGTCCGGACGGTATCGGATGGTGAAGTTGACCACCTGCTCGGTGTTCATCACGTCAGCGGCGCGATAGCGCTGGTTGCCTGCGTCGATGGCAGAAGCCCATACCTTGCACAGGATCACGTCCTTCGGCTCCGGGTAGCCGTTCTCGTTGATGGAGTTCTCCGTGTAGCCAATCTGCACACGGTGGCGAAGATCGCCGGGATGCGGCGTTCCGTCAAAGGATTTGTATCCACGCAACGATCATCACCTCCATCAGAACATTTTGTCAGGATCACGGTATGGGTAGAGCAGGTTCTCAAAGGCCATGCGCATGGTCACGTAGATCGTGCGGTCAGGGTTGTCGCGGTTCTCATAGTAGTGAGAAACCATCAGGAGAACGGCAAGCCGCACAGGCGGGGCTGCATTGTCCCCAAACTCTGTGCGGCAAAAGTCCTCCGCAGCGGCCTGCGCCTGCTGGATGAGATCTTCGATGTAATCATCTTCGTCTGCATCTTCAATGCGCAGATGCTGCTTGACGTCATTGGCAGTGAGAATCACGTGGCATCAGGGCTTTCCATCAGACCGGCATTGCGCAGGAGCGCAAGCAGGCGGTTGTAGTCCTCCCGGAGCGCAGCAACCGTGGTCGCCTCGCTGTCCGGTAGGCTGGGAAGCACAACCGGCTCCCCAAAGGTGGGAAGGTCGAACAGACCCTCTGCGCCTTCAACGGTGGCTCCGGGCAGGAACGTCAGCTTACCGCCGATGACCCATTCATTGCCGCCGTGGGCATGGTAGTTACGGGTGGAATAGCTCATACATAAACCTCCTCATCAGGCAGACTTCTGTGCCAGCACCTTGACCGCTTCGGGCAGGATCAGCTTGCCGTCCACACGCTCGGACGCGAGGAAGCCCACCTGACCGGTCGCCGCATACAGCTCGTTCAGGCGCTTGAAGGAGCGGCCCTCGCGGTCAGCCACCCAATAGTAGCCCAGATCACCGAACAGGATGCTCTTGGCACCGGCTTCGATGGTGGGCATATAGGCCGAGGTGTACACCGGGCGACCCAGCAGCATATCGGGGGCACCGACGGTAATGCTGGGCTGCCACAGGTAGTCGCCGCTGCCGCTCTTGAGCTTGCGCAGCGCCTTGACCGTGGAATCATTGACCACGAAGGACGCACGCTTACGGTACGGCGCACGCAGAGAGTAGAACAGATCGAAGATCTCGTCCATCGTAATGGCCGTCGCGCTGGCAGCGGTCACGCCGGTCTGCGCACCGCCAGTGGCGGCGAGAATACCCAGCGGCTTGCCGGTGCCGTCACCCGTGAAGAAGGCTTCTTCTTCGGCAGCGCCGATGCGGCGGGCAAACTCGCGGGCAATGTAGGAAGGCATGTCGAACACAGAGTCGTTCAGCAGCTCCTCGCTGATCTTGATCATGGTCGCCAGCTTGTGTGCACCGATAGACACCTGACCGAAGGTGTCATCGCTCTCAGGATAAGCGGCTTCCTCATCGATCCAGCTGGCAGTGCCCTTGGAAGCGACCACGGGAATCTTGCGGTCGCCGGACTCCGTGGAAATCACGTGTGCCAGCTTGCGGAAGATGTTTTCCTCCTGCAGCGTGTCGATCAGGGTGCGCTCATACTCGTCCGGGACGAGATAGCCTCCCTCGGAGTCTGCGCCGATGCGCAGGGAGTTGTACACCTCATGGGGTACGCTCTTGGAGCGCATGTTCTGCCAGAACGCCTTCTTGTAGCTGTCAGAGGCACGGCCCTTCTTTTCCTCGCCGGGGATGAGATTCTCGGGGCGGTTGACGATGGGGCTGGAGGTCGGGCGGTTCATCTCGTTCTCGATGGCCTCCTGACGCTCCAGCCGGTCGATTTCCTTCTTCATGCGGTCAACGTCATCGACCATACGGTCGTAGACAACCGCATCCTCGGCGGTCATGGTTCCATCATTGCCGACGTGGGAATCGCGGAACTTCTTGGCGGCGTCCCACAGGGAAGCGCGCTTCTCGCGCATGGTAAGAATCTGATTCATACGGAATACCTCCTATCAAAATCTGAGATGTTCAAGCCGGGTGTCGGTACTGAGTACAGGCACACGGTTTTCGGTAACAGGGTCAACAGCAGATGTCACACGGGCCGGTTCAGGCACAGATTTCTGCTTTCGATCCACAGAAAAAGGCTTGGTCTTTCGATCAAACCAAGCCTGAACACCTGCTTTCGCAGTCTCAAGGGAGACCTTATGGCCTGTGCAGTCCGTGGGCAGCTTGGCAGGCGTTTCGGTAATGGCATCCACGAAACCCTTGTCAAAGGCTTCATTGGCATCCATCCACGTGGTGGCAGTCATCATGTCGGCGGCGTCGTTGCGAGATACGCGCATGCGCGTGCCGTACATGTTGAGGATGCTCTCCTTACAGGCGCGGAGAACGGCTTTCGCCTCGTCCATATCGCGCTCATTGCCGTAAGCAACGGTGCTGGGATCGTGGATCATGAACAGACTGCCGGGTGTCATTTCCAACCGATCAGCCGCCATTGCCACAACCGTTGCGGCAGAAGCTGCCGTGCCGGAGATCGTGATCTTCACGCTGCCGGGATAGGCGCGGATATCGTCAAACATCCGGGTGGCTGCGTTGCAGGAGCCGCCGTAAGAGTTCAGACGGATATGCACGTCATCCACAGCGGCGTTGTCTTCGCCGTACAGCCAATCGTGAAGGCCGTTCGGGGTGATTTCATCTCCGAACCAGCTTTCTTCATCGATATAGCCGTTCATGGTAATCTCCCTCAATGGGCATTCCTCCTCGTTCTTTTATTGGATTTGGGCTTGGATTCCTCGGG